TGTAGGCGGCGGTGAAAAGGTTGACTGCACTATGTACCTTATTGATGTCCGTGGTAAGACCTACTGCGGTGTACATGGTGACTTTGATGGCAGCGCAACCAAGATTCAGGCATTGCAGACAATGGCACAAAAGCCTCTGTACGCAGTATTGTCTGGTCATCTGCACCACAATAAGATTGATGATGTGCAGGGTATTAAAACAATCATGGCCGGATCTTTCCTCGGTATGGACGACTACTGTGTCCAGAAGAGAATTTATGGTCGTGCTGAGCAGATGGTATGTGTCTGTGATGGTGATGGCGTCCGGTGTTCATATCCGGTGCCTTTGAATTAAATTGATTAGATGTGCTATAGCGAGCGGGAGGGGTTGACAGCCCCATCCCGCTTTCTTTTTCTCAAAATTATGACAAGGAGGTGGCTTGTTTGCCGAGAAGCACACAGATGAATGATCTGACAAGCCCCGAGCTTGTCGCGCAGGTCAACCCCGAGAATCTGCGGCTAAAAAAGGATTTTCTGGACTATCTAAAATCCGTTCAGAGAAGCCCTGGTACGATTCGCGGTTACGAGAATGACCTTGATATTTTCTTCGTGTATTGCATGAAGAATCTTGGCAACAAGAATTTTGCAAATGTAAGTAAGCGAGATCTTGTTTCCTTCCAAAATTGGCTTATCAACGACAATGGAAATTCGCCGTCGCGAGTGCGGCGAATCAAGTCTGCAATCTCTTCTTTATCCAACTTTATCGAAGCGATTCTGGATGACGAGGAAGAGTTTAAGAACTTCCGCTCTATTGTTCGTAAAATTGAGTCCCCCGTAAATCAGCCGGTTCGTGATAAGACGATCCTGTCAGAAGATCAGCTCAACAGTTTGCTGAAAATGCTGACGGATAGTGGCAAGCACGAAAAGGCTTGTATGCTGGCCTTGGCTATGCATTCAGGCCGAAGAAAGTCTGAGCTTGTGCGTTTTAGGGTCGATGACTTTAAGGACGAGAACTTGGTTTGCGGCGGTGCGCTGTATAAGACAAGCGAAACAATTAAGACCAAGGGTTTTGGACTTGGCAAATATATTTATTGCTACACACTGGCAAAAGATTTCAAACCATACTTTGACCGTTGGATGGAACAGCGCGAGAAAGATGGTATTGTCAGTGAGTGGCTGTTCCCGCTCAAGGATGATCCGACACAGCAGATGAAGCCTGAAACACTAAACAGTTGGGCAATCTCTTTCGGAAAGCTGTTGGGCGTAGATTTCTATTGGCACTGTCTCAGACATTACTTTACAACCGACCTTGCCCGCTCCGGTTTGCCGGATGGTGTAATTCAGGAAATCATTGGTTGGACTTCAAGCGATATGGTTCGCCTGTATAAAGACCTGACTACCGAAGAGCAGTTGGATCAGTATTTTGATGAGACCGGTATCAAGGTTGTTCAGCCTACAAAGCTGAGCGATTTGTGATAACAGGAATATGAAAGGGTGTTTATATGTTACAAAGAGATGATTTTATTACACGGCTTGCTCAAAAGGGATATACGAAGCACGAAGCCGGAATTATCATGGATGATTTCATCCGTACACTGGAAGAGATCCTTGTTGAGGGTGAATCCGTGATGTTCCGTGGTTTTGGCACCTTTGATGTGCGCGAGCGCTCCGAAAGAGAGAGCGTTGATCCTCAGAGCAAGGAACGCATTGTGATTCCCTCATACCGCGCTCCCAAGTTTACTCCCGGTAAACTGTTGAAGCGAGAGGTTAAAGAGGGCATCATCCGAGACTGAGGTGATCTTATATGCCGAAGCAGAGTAAGATAACCAAATCGAGTCCGGGTGTGGCGGCGCCAATTAAGGATGCTCCCGATAAGTTCTATTGCACGCGGTGTCCGCGTGATTACACAAGGCAGAAAGGAAACTTCCCTGCCTCCCAAAGCCCGATCTACCGTGAGAACGGTGGCTATCTGCCTGTTTGCCGGCATTGTGTAGACGAAATGTACCAGCACTATAAGACTGTGCTTGGTGATGAAAAGTCTGCAATCCGCAGAATCTGCATGAAGTTCGATATTTATTGGAACGACAAGATTTACGGTATGCTTAATAAGAGCAGTACCACAAACTCTCGCGTTCTGAGTTATATCAGCAAGTCCAATTTGTATCAGTTTGTTGGTAAAACATTTGACGATACACTGGACGAAGAGAATGAGCTGATGCAGAGATCGTCCGATGTGGCTTTGGATGAAATTATTGCAGACAGCAATGAAGAGATTACAATTTCGAGCGAAATCGTCGAATTCTGGGGCGCCGGTTTCGCTCCTTCATTTTACATTGATCTGGAGAGGCGCCTGAAATATTGGTGTGGTGACGCTGATCGCTACTCAATGGATGTCAGTGAATGCGCTATTATCAGACAGATTTGTATGTTGGAAGTTACGATTACTCGTGATACAGCCGCAGGTAAGTCAACTGATAAGTCAGTTAACGCATTGAACACATTGCTTGGTAGTGCAAACCTGAAGCCTGTCCAGAAAAAGAAAGAAGAGAATCTCGATGCAGCAGCAGAGTCAACTCCTTTTGGTGTGTGGATTCGTAAAATCGAAAATACTCGGCCTATTGCAGAGCCAGATCCGCAGCTTAAGGATGTTGACGGTATCGCAAAATATGTTTCCGTTTGGTTCCTTGGTCATCTTTGCAAAATGATGAAGATCGAAAATACATACAGCCGTCTGTATGAAGAGGAAATGGCACGGCTTCGTGTTGAACGCCCTGAATATGAGGGTGAAGACGAAGAAGCTGTGTTCGAAGATATTTTCGCCAGAGCCGATGAGAACGGAACCGATTTTGACGGTGAGATAGATGGCGAGTGAAACAAGAGAAGGTAGAATTTTGGCCGGCGTGGATGCGTGGGCTTCTTTTTATAGAGCCAACCCACACCGTTTTGCTGAAGACTACCTGAATGTCCACCTGCGATTGTTCCAGAAGATCCTGCTTTATATGATGAATATTTGCTATTTCTTCTGTTACATCGCTGCTCGTGGTCAGGGTAAATCCTGGCTTCTGGCTGTTTTCTGCTGTATTCGATGTATCCTATACCCCGGTACAAAAATATGTATTGCATCCGGCACACGAGGTCAGAGTATCAACATTCTTGAAAAGATCAAAATTGAGCTTTTGCCCAACTCTCCTCTTTTGAAAAATGAGATTGAGAACTTGGTCATTTCAAGTACAAATGCGTATGTTGATTTTAAGAATGGCTCCTCTATTAAGGTTGTTACTGCGTCTGACTCCGCACGAAGCAACCGTGCCAACATTCTGTTGGTGGACGAGTTCCGTATGGTTAACAAAGACACTATTGAAACCGTTCTGCGCCGTTTCTTGACCGCCCCTCGTATGCCCGGGTATTTGCATAATCCAAAGTACGCTCACCTCAAAGAGCGTAACAAGGAAGTGTATCTTTCCAGTGCTTATTTCAAGAGTCATTGGTCATATGAAAAGGTCAAAGACTACAAGGATAAAATGCTGGATGATACAACAAAGTATTTCGTGTGTGGCTTGCCGTATCAGCTTTCCATTAAAGAGGGACTGCTTGACAACAATGCGGTTGCAGACGAAATGTCAGAGGCCGGCTTCAATGAGACCAAATGGTCTATGGAGATGGAGTGTCTCTGGTTTGGCGACTTGGATGGTACATTCTTTGATTTTGACACTGTTTCTAAGAACAGAAAGATTGCTTACCCCATGTTGCCTGACGATGTGTCAATTAAGTTGACGGACTCCAAAAAGGTGAAGATACTTCCGAAACAGAACGGCGAAAAGCGTATTCTGTCGGTTGACCTTGCTTTGATGGCAAGTACGAAAAATAAAAACGACGCATCCGCTATTTTCATCAATCAGTTGTTGCCAACAAAGGCAGGACGATATACGAATAATCTTGTGTACACAGAATCTTCTGAGGGCGCACATACTGCCGATCAGGCACTACGCGTTCGAAAGTTGTATGAGATGTATATGTGCGACTACATCGTAATCGATGTTAAGGGCGTCGGCTTTGGTGTTGCAGATAGCTTGGTTAGAGATATTAACGATCCAGATACTGGTGAAGTTTACCCCGCTCTTTCCTGCTGCAACAATGCAGAGTGGGCTGCCCGCGCTCCTCATGGCGCTGAGAAAGCGTTGTGGGTTATTAACGCAACAGACAAATTCAATTCTGAGTGTGCAATTTTGCTTCGTGATGGATTTAGAGCTGGCAGAGTAAGATTGCTTGTATCTGAGTATGACGGTGAGACAAGCCTTGCGGGTATCCGTGGCTATGGCTCTCTTGATGCTTCTGATAAACTGCAGCTTCAAATGCCGTATATCAATACTACGCTTCTGATCAATGAGCTGATCAATCTGCAGCATGATGAGACGAGCGGCTTTGTTAAAATCACCCGTAAAAAGGGTGTGCGAAAAGACCGTTATTCCAGTTTGAGCTATAGCTATTGGGTTGCTTGTCAGCTTGAAAGTAAGCTTAAGAAAAGAAATAGTTCTGCTTCTGAGAGTGATCAGGTGTTCATGTTCAGAGCACCAAAAGTTAAACAAGGAAGGCGGGTGAAATAAGTGGAGAAAAAGATTGTTGAAGTGACTGAGAACACTTCTGGGTCGGCGGCGACAAGTTCCAATTTCAATATTGATGGTATGATCCATTTGCCACAGAGATTTGCGGCACTTAATCGACTGATTACCAGAGATCTGAACGGCACTTCGAGGAACCCGACTTTCTACCTATACACAAAAGATCAAATCACAACATTTCTGCAGAATCCTTATAGTAACCAAAAGAATCTGCGAAATGCTGCTATTTACATTTATGGTGCAAGCTCACACTTCCGTCGGTTGATCCAGTATTTTACTGGGTTGACCGATTTGTCATATGTGCTGTCTCCGCACAAGATTGACACAAGCACCGTAAAACCGGCAACCATCGGTAAGCAATACAGAAAAACGCTGAATATGCTTTCTGCGATGGATATCAAGAACCAGTTCCCCAAGATTATTACGGTTTGTCTGCGCGAAGATACATTCTATGGAACCATGTGGGTCACCAACGACAACATTACCATTCAGCAGTTGCCGTCCGATTACTGTGATATTGCAGTTGTTGAGGGAAATGTTCTGAATGTTTCGTTCGATTTCTCATATTTTGACTCAAACAGTGAGTATTTGGCGCTGTATCCGCCCGAATTTGAGAAAAAGTACAAGCTGTATCAGAATGACCGTACAAAGATGAAGTGGCAGGAGTTGGATTCTCCTACTTCGTTTGCTGTGAAATGTAACACAGATATTCTGAATTATTCTATTCCCCCGTTTGCAGGTATGTTCCGCGAAGTTTATGACCTTGAGGACTACAAGCAACTCAAGATGACAAAGACTGAGTTGGAGAATTATGCCATGTTAGTAATGAAGCTTGGCATCAATTCTGATGGCGAATGGGAAATGGATCTTGATAAGGCAAAAGAATTCTACCGCAACCTGGACAATGTTCTGCCGGAAGAGGTTGGCGCAGTTCTGTCTCCTATGGAAATCAATAAGATCAGCTTTGATCGTTCCACCGCTGGTGATAGCGATACGATTGCGGAAGCTGAGCAGAACCTGTTTACCGCAGCGGGTGTTTCCACTCTGCTGTTCAACAACGATAAGGCTTCGAGCAATGCTTTGCTCCTGTCTATTAAGGCAGACCAAGCGATTACTTATGGCATCGTCAAGAGTCTTGAGGGTGTTGTGAACCGCTTTATTCAGAGCTACTCACACGGTAAGAATTTCAAGGTAACATTCCTTGATTGCAGTCCTTATAACCGCAAGGAAATCGGCGAGCAGTATTTGAAAGCTGCTCAGTATGGTTTGCCTACCATTTCTTACTACTGTGCTTCACAGGGTGTGTCTCAGGCAGAGATGGATTGCATGAATTTCCTGGAGGATAGCGTGCTTGATCTGAAGTCAAGGTTCAAGCCGTTGATGAGTTCTGCAACGATGAGTTCCGCTGACGCCGGCGCTCCTCAAAAGGATATTGGAGAGCTGAGTGACTCTGGTGAGCAGTCCAGAGAGACTGAAGATGGAGACAACAACGAATAAAAGGAGGAAACGATTATGCGTTTCGTTTATGTAATGAAGAAGGAAGACAAGGACAAGATGGTCGCGATGGGTTATTCGCTGATCAAAGAGGACAAGCGAAATCATATTTGGGTGTTTGAGAACAAGGATGTAACCACATTTGCATCCGAGGACGAAATCACCAATGCAGGTGTCTCATTTGTTCTGTCAGATATGCTTACATTCTGAGGTGGGAGTCGCATCCCACCTCTCACTATATTTTGGAGAGGCGGTGATGTAATTGGACGAACACATGAAGATTACATACAGCTCTTCTGTCGAGAAACTGTGCGAGGTTAATAGCTCGTTTGATGCAGGCGTGCTCAAGGTGGCCTATGTTGGCAAAAACCGTAATGGATCAAGCATTTCTAAGGAAGCGTTTGAACGCAGTATGAGCACAATTTACAACTGCCCCATTGTTTGCAATTACAACCGGGAGCGTGACGAGATCGGTAGTCACGATGTAGAGATCGTGATGAAAGACGGTTCTGCGAGAATCGTCAACATTACTCAGCCGGTCGGCGTAATTCCCGAAAGTGCTAAATACTGGTGGGAGTGTTTTGAAGATGATAGCGGTGTGCATGAGTATCTGTGCATTGAAGCTCTTATCTGGAAGCGTCAGGAAGCTTATGAAAAAATTAAAAACAATGTAATTACTGATGAGTCTATGGAGATCCGCGTTAAGAGCGGTCGTATGGAAGACGGCATTTATGTAATTGATTCGTTTGAGTTTTTGGCTTTCTGCCTGCTTGAAGCCGCTGAACCTTGTTATGAGTCTGCAAGCCTTGCCATGTTTGGTATGGATACTTTCAAAGAGAAGTATGCAGAGATGATGGAAGAGTTCAAAGAGAATTTCAAAAAGGTCAACACCTCACTTGAGGTTGACATACACCCACAAAATCCGATGGAAGGAGGAGAAGAGCACTTGGAACAGAAGATGGAGTTGCTT